GCAGAAACCATGCTCCCGAAGCGTAAGTACCAAACAGGATCTCCCCTGAAAAGGCACGGTGTGATCTGTTCGTGGAAAGCGAAGATAACATCATTCTTCAGTCGAGCAGGTGGAGTGCGTGTAGAATCCAAGCGGTTAGCCAAACGCAGGGCTGATCTGGGCGATCTTCGGAGCGCCCTGATCCGCTCATTGCGTGAGCTACCTCTCATCAAAATGCCGAAGATGCATTCCCACGCTGATGCTGCCTCGCTTAGGACGTCTGTGTCTCTTGCATTTGAGAAACTGATCATCGATGCAAGTTACACGCCCTATAGTGTCAGCAGAGCGCAAAGGGACAAGGCGGACGGATGCCGCTACTACTTCATGCCGAGAGACCTCTTGCAGGACTTCCGTGATGATGTGGTAACCGACAACCATATACTTATGATGGTCGACGTGGACTACTATGTCGACATGAATAAGTACTTGGCTCTCGGGCGGCCTATCTTGCTTTACACTTTTGTGCCGCGTGAAGTTGCAGGCCATGTGCCGAATGCTGACTATCACTTCGAGGGTGACGAAGTGGTTTATCAGGTTCATGGGGGTGGAAGTTACCGGCACCATCTTTGGGACTACTCCCGTGACGTCATAACAGCACATGATGAATTTGGCAATTTGCTGACCTACACCGTTGAGCAAGTCGCGCTTGAAGCTGATGAGACCCGGAGGATAATCCTGTTGAATCCACAGGTTGTCACTTCAGGGCCTATTCCGTCGCGGCTGCTGTCTCCCTTAACGCGGAGAACCTTTAGGGATCAAGGTTTGGTGAAGTCCATCTACCAAACTCCAGATGGCATGAATATTTCGATCGCCAGAAGCGGATCAAGTGTTTGTGCCACTCTGCCCTTGGGTTTATATGAGGCAATATCTATCCGTCTCCGTGAGGCTAAACATCCAAGCCCTGGTGATGTTGAGAGACTGCTTCATTCTGCGAAGGTTGAAGACTGCGCCGTAATGGCACCAGTTTTGTTCGACTTGCTTGGCAGTGTAGGCGGTGGTATTGTAACAGCTACCACTGTGGTACCGGCTAAGCATTTTCAAACATTGCAACCGCTTGTCACCGAGGATGGCAAGGAGTATGCCAGTGCAGAAGCGCCGAGCCTGACAACTAGCCCGGCGGTCTATCCAACCCTGAGTTATAACAACGAGATTGCATCTATCCAGGGTCGTGTCCTGTCGCAAACCAACACAAAACAACCTCCTCCGAAGTTCAGTCAATTTGCTGCGGAGTTTCGAGAGCTGTTGGTCCCGATCGGCCACACAGGTGTGCCCTACACTATAAGCGAAGTGATCGAGTTGCAGAATAAGCCTCTGCAACGTGGGCGAGCAGCCAAGGCAATGCCAACGCTGTTCCACACGACAAACTTCATCAAGACCATGATGAAGCGCGAGGCCTATACTGCGGCGACGGATCCACGCAACATCAGTACTGTCTCATCTGACCATCAAATGAGACTTTCGGGGTACACTTACGCTTTCAAGCATGATGTGCTTGATAAGCTTGAGTGGTACGGGCCTGGCAAGACACCCATTGAGATTGCGCAGCGGTTAACATCTATCACTGCTGCCGGTGCATTTTGTCGTGATTACTCTAGGTTCGATGGCACCATTTCTAAATGGCTGCAAGACCTCTGTGATCAGATCTACAAGCGCTGGACTGGGACTAAATACAAAGCAGAGATACATCAGCTCCTAACATCGGAGCATGCCCATGCTGTTACTCCTGGTGGAGTGCGGTACGATCCTGGTTATTCCCGCAAGAGTGGTTCTCCACTCACTACGGATCACAACACCATCATAAACGCTTTTGTCTCGTACGCAACATTGCGAGACGCAGGGCTTGACAAGGACAAAGCCTTTGCGCGTTTAGGTCTGTATTGCGGTGATGACGGAGTGGACTATCCCGACGAGATGGTTGTCTCCCGTGCAATTCCTGTGGCAGAAGTCTTTGGATTGTCTCTTAAGTGTGAGATTGTGGAACCCGGAAAACCCGTCCCTTACTGTGGACGGATTTTCTGCGATCCACGAACCTCCATGTCGAGTTTCCAAGACCCTACCCGGACACTGCCAAAACTGCACAGTGTCGTAGTGCCTGGCAAACAATCCCTCATTAATAAGTGTGCTGGCTACCTGGTCACAGATGCCAACACGCCTATTATTGGGGTGTGGTGTGCTAAGGTGCTCGAGTTGGAGGGGGATACACTTGTCGGGTTGCGTTCTGAAGACCGCTGGCGACTCTCCATGCCTTGGCCGCAAGACGATGTCGACCTCATTCGCACGACTTTCGCGTCCGCACTTGGCTTGCTGGACGTGGAAGTGCGTGAGATTGAGGATTTGATAAAGTCTGCAACGACATTGGAAGAGTTGCCGCAGGCAGTCATTAACAATGATCTGTCTAGTGCGGCTAAGATTGCTTGCATCATTGAGGGTTTTATCCATCCGGCCTGCAGTTTAAAAGATGCAAGCAGCACAGAAACGCCGTCCCCGTCGCCGGAATCGGCCCCAGCAGCCCAATCCTCAGCTCGTGCCCAAAGCGATGCCGAGGGTTGCGGCGCAACCGCCACAGCAGCAGCGGCCAGTCCCGGCCCGGCGAACCGCAAGACGAACCGCCGTCCGCGCCGTCGCCCTAAGCGACGCGGGCAAGCGGTTTCTGAAATGCGCGTTCGCACCACCTGATTTCAATTTGGATCCCGGGATGGGAATCCCCGACTCCTTTGAGGGCAAGACTCTCATGCGCAAGGATGTCATCACACAGCCCCTATCCTTTGCTGCGAATCAGGACTCCTACCTGTTGATCTTACCAACTCCAGGGCAGGCGTACTGGTTTGCCGCAACGGCCATTGGCGCTGCACCAACTAGCGCCACGGTTTGGACGCCAACTCAGTTCCCCGGTGCTTTTGGCGCCGGCCAGCTGTTTGGTGACCTCGCAACTGGCCAGAACGACCGTTCGACCAACGTTGACGCGTTTCGCTATGCGTCTTTAGCAGTCGGACTCTACCCTTCCAGCAATTACAATCAGTTTGCTGGGTCCATAACGTGTTGGAAGTTCCCGGTTCGCTTGACGCAGTCAGCGTATAACGTGGCAACTACACCTGTCACGACGGTGTCTGCGTACTGCGTATCGGGACTTGACTCAGTGACAGGTACGAACAGCGAGAATTACGCACGTTCTTTCATCGACGGTGTGTTCTCGCAGTCGTCCTGTTCTGAGCCAGACTTCAACTTCCTTGACATTGTGGAGGGCGTGAACCGATTGCCAATGGCCAATCAGACAGTTGCGCAGACCGGACAATTTGGAGTGTTGTCTGGTGACGTCCTTGGTGTGGGTCGGATGGACGCTATACTCATCCGCGTTTCCACGCCTACAGGCGCGGTTAATTCCGCTATCCTGAAGGTGTGGAACTGCTGTGAGTATCGCGTGAACACCCAGTCTGCCTTCTACCAATATGCGGGCACGAGTCCGGCTCTCGATGAAGCCGCGCTGATAGCCTACCGTCGAATCGCTAAGTCGATACCGGTGGCTGTCACTGCGGCTGAGAATTCTGAGTTCTGGAACCGTGTGTCGTCAATCCTACGGGCCATGCTTGGAGCCGCTTCGGTGGTACCCGGGCCAGTAGGGATGATAGCCTCCGGTATTGGTGGAGTCGTCGATTTCTTCCGGAATCTCGAATTGTAATCACTGCATGGACCGGTGTTTGGGTGGGCTCCAAGCACTGAGTAACTTGCCCACATCAGGATCTGACCTTTAGGCTCGATTAGGTTCTGATGGTTGCGTGCCGG